CTCTTGATTCAGTTTCTCCACCGTTGAGTGGGAGATCAAATATTCTTGGACTCGACATAGAAACAGCAAAGCCAGTTCCGAAAGCACTAGCGTCCACATGATTCCAACTGAAATGTATTACTTCGCCTGGGTTGTGATAACCTTGGTATTGAGCTCCACGAAATTCATACTTGTATGGAATCCTTTGTCTATCCCACCAAATTCGGGCAAATGAGGAGATAGGTATGTGCATTAAATCCCTAAAGGATTTTACATTTGCAATACCCATTCGTGGTTTCCACACAGAATTTCCATACCATAATAGTTCTTTTACTAACGTAGTGTCGAAAGTATCAAAGTGTAAATCTTTTGTAAATTTCTTAAAGTGATCTGCGACAAAACTTTTTTCAGCTTTAACAAAATGTGCTCCACCTGTTACTTGCGAGCTCAGGTGATTGATTGCAAGTTGGACATCTTCATCAATTTGTAATCCAACTGCTTGAGTTCTAAATGGAATAGTTGGTTTATCAAAAGTTCTACTTGTATAACCCTCTCTCGAATAAGCTCCAACCGTGGAGATCTCTGGTCCCCATACTGGTTGGGAAAGTCCAGGTGTCATTTCCATAAAGGTTTGTAACTCTCCTAAGGGTAGCCTAGGAATATTTTTTTGAAAGTTGTCCCGACCTGGATTATCAATTACACCCATCTTTTGTAATCCACGGGTTAATCGACTCCGAAATGTCATATTTTTTCTTTACCTACTAGAATAAAGGAATTATCATTGAGTCGCAATTAGGCTCATACCACCCATTTCAAGTTCAACGAGATACTTACCACCATGACCTTTTCGCGGTGTAGTTTTGAGAATTAAGATACAATAGCATTTATGACAAAATTGATGTTCTTTCCAATTTTTAGCCTTGGGCGACTTTGAGTTCTTATAACATTTTGTCCCGAATTTATGTCCTAAACAAGTGGCCACTACGTATTATATTATATATAAACTACCTTATATACTGATTAACGTCGCGATTTCCTACGTACAGGTGTAATCATATAAGCTGATGGATTGTAATTTTGAGCAGCGACTAGGCAGTAAATTATAGACATTACAGTATCAGGTGGGTGATTAAAGAGTTTCATAGCCTTTTGACGTGGATCTTCCACCCTAACTTCTTGCACTTCGTCAAGATCCTTACGTGTAATTGAGGTCATATCGTCCATTAGGAAATCTGTTTGCCAGTCGTAAAAGTGTGGTATCATAAACATCATTTTCTTGGTTTTTTCATCTTCTTTGTATAATGGGTGATTTACTGATTGACCAACAAAGTCAACGAAATTTTGAACAACCGTGGTTTTGTCAATCTGTAATCTATCTTGATCAGTACCATGCTCGTCAGTATTTTGAGAATATTCTTGCATAGGTTTGACTTCGTTACCAATGGTTTGACATCCACGGAATCTATGTCGTCCAAGTCCCTCAAATTTATGGTCACTAGAATCTCTACCTCCACCTTGTATTAGTGGGATTTGATCTTGCCCGTAGCCCCAGTCCCCGACTCCAAAATCGATTTCATAACGATCAAACAAATTTGTAATATATCTAGCCTGATCCATAGGGTGTTCAGCTGGCCTTGGGTCAATCCATGCAAGCTGGTAGCGATTGCTCTTACGCCAATGAATAACAATACTAGCAACAGTTTTCGACGCAGCGGGACCACTTCCAAAATCAACTCCACCTAATACTCTAAGCTCATTTCCATATATGGCTTTAAGGTCAAGCACTTCTCCAGGTTGTAATAATTTCAAATAATTAACATAACAAGCCTCAACCATTTCGGGCGTGATTGGACGACGTTCAGCTTTGTAAAAGTCACCCTCACAATGAGACATGAACATTGAATGAGGGTAATGTTTTTCTTGATACTCTATCGAGAGCTCAGGTTGGACATGATATTTCGTAATCGCGTCATTAATTGTAAGTGGAATATGTGGGAACATTCTTTGAGGAAAGTGATAACCTCGGTAATCAGTATGTGTAGGATTTTGTGCAACCCATTTACCAGTAAGTATTTTCGATAACTTGTCAGCGTCATTGGAAATTTCGCCAAAAGCGTCAAACTGTAATTTGTCTCTCCAATCGTCGTCGTCGTATCTCCATTCACGCTGATCAGTACGTTTCCACATTTTGTAATAGTCACTACCCGCCTCGCCTCCGATTCCAAAGCAATAAAATCGTCCATGCGTTTTAGAAAGAGAGTAGAACGCCACGGGTAAGAAACCAACATCTTGAGCTTGTGCCTCGTCCAGGATAAGGACTTCATTAGATTTTCCCTCAACTGCGTGATACTTATTTTCGTCGGTAACAAGATAGATTACACTTCCATTAAGTAATTTGATTCTTCCAACGTTAGCCTTACCATGTGGCAAATATCTCGACATCTTATCATTAGCGATAAAAGTTTCTTGTCTAAGTCGCTGTTCGGAAAAAGCGGACCTGTGGTTGTCGTCGTCAGCTACGTAAGTAACCTCGGAGCCGGGTTTCGCTAGAGCCACCCAAGCTATCAGCGAGCTTGCGTTAGTTGTTTTGTAAGTTTGTCGTCCGTTGATAAATGTGATATGCTTATGTTCATCTAGTAAGGGTTCTATCCAAAACGGATCTTTGTCGAAGTTGAGTGGCTTTTTACCAATGCGAGGACGAAAGTGTTTGATAAAGTCAAGCAAGTTATCAGGGATATTATCAGGGAGAGCTTTTGCTTTGAGTTCATTTATGCGGTCCTCGATTTTTCTGAGGCGAAAGTCATCGGAGTGCATTAGTTGTACGCTGATCTTCCTCGGCTATAACAACTGGGCTATGTCCCATAGCCAATCTTTCGGGATCTGCATTTCTAACAATTTCTTCAATTTCCTCTACTCTCTTAGCAAAGTCGAAATTCTTTTGTAATCCGTTATATAATTGAGCTTGATATCCAGCTGCTTGTGATATTTTGATTAACTTCTCAAAGTCTCTATCTTGTTTCTTTGATTCTCTAAAAAATTCCTCAGAAAGTACGTCTAGCATAGCTACCGTGATTTTCCCTACATGATCAGGTCTAGCCCAGCCAGTTAACATAATTTCCCTCACTAATCATCGTTTAAAGTTATTTCTGAGTTTTTAGGTGTATTTCGAGCATACCCTCTAATCTACCGATACATCTATTGATTTTCATCATAAAGCCAAAAAGCCCTACAACGCCAGCCATTAAGAGTCCAAAGACATGAGCTGGCTCTATACCAAGTAATAGTTCTCCATCCATGTCAAAATATGTAATTTCTTAGTTTATAGGTATTATTCTTCTATCTCACAATCGTCGTCGTGATCATCTAATCCACCGCACTCCTCACATTCTTTAGACAAAACTATCCATACTCACGTTTCTTTGTGGTAAAAGTCTTTTTCTGATAATTTCGACATATTCAGGGTTTAACTCAATTCCTAACCAACGACGGTTTAATTTGAGAGCTACTAGGGCTACTGTCCCAGATCCCATAAAAGGATCAAATACAACGCCTGGCTCGAATCCCGCCCCGCACTTACAAGATTTTTCTCCGACCTTTTCATACTCGGCAGTAACTGAGGCTTTTTGCATCGGCTGTTGCATACCTTGTTCACTATCTTTAGAATGGTCATGCCATGACTGTCCGAGATATTCTGCATACTCCTTGGTAGCCTCCATTATGTTTTCGACAGGAATCCCGCACTTTTTACAAACTCTATCAGGTACTGCACACTTTATGATTTTCTCAGGTAATTCTTCGGGAAAAGTAGCAAAGTGAGCTTCAATGAATGGTTTAGGGTTTATGAAGAATACATCGCCTGGATTCTTACCTTTTGGATCATCTATCTTTTCCGCTGGCTTTTCATAGAGAGTTGTCATAACTTCGTCGTATTTATCACCAAAGCCGAAAATCTGTTTAAGTTTTATCCAATCCTCTCTAGTTGGGTAACTTCCGTCTTTTTCAAACCAATGGTGTGGAGCTTGAGTCCCAAAGATAGTTTCAATGGACTCTATCGTTAAAAGTG